GCGCGTTGCCAGCGGCTTTGCCGATGACGGAGTGCAGGATGGGATACTGGAAACGGTGCTGCGCGCCGCCCTTGCTGCGGTAGAGGCGCGCACGGGCAAGGCGTTGCTGCAGCGCGGTTTTCGCTGGCGCGTCACAGGATGGCGTTCCCATGAAGTTCAGGCTTTGCCCATCGCTCCGATCGCCTCGCTCACCGGGCTCAGGCTGATTGACCGGGACGATGTCGAGACGGTGGTTGATCCCGCCCGGCTGCGGCTGGTGCAGGATGACCAGCGCCCGCAATTGCGCGGCAATGGCACGAACCTGCCCCGGATCCCCGGCGGCGGTGTGGGGGAACTGACCTTCACGGCAGGCTTTGCTCCGGAATGGACCGGCCTGCCCGGTGATCTGCAACTCGCAGTGATGGTTCTGGGTGCCTATTTTTATGAAAATCGCGGCGACGGACCGACCGACACGACGAAGATACCTTTGCCGGTGGCGGTTCTGACGGATCGCTATCGCAGGTTGCGGGTTCTCGGGGGCGGCGTATGACACCGCGCCGGCTGAACCGAAAACTGGTGCTGGAGGCTCCGCAGAGGGTGCCTGACGGGGCCGGTGGTTTTGAACAGAGCTGGGTGGAGCTGGGCACGATCTGGGCCGAGTTGCGACCCCGTGCGGGCAATGAGCGCAGGCTTGGATCTGCAATCATTTCCCAAAGCAGTCATCTGGTGATCGTCCGCGCTGCGCCCTTTGGTGCGCCCAGCCGCCCCACGGCTGCACAGCGGTTCCGCGAAGGCGACCGGGTGTTTCGCATCCTGTCGGTCAGCGAGAGCGACGCCGCGGGCCGCTATCTGGTCTGCGCCAGCATTGAGGAGCGGATCTCATGAGCTTTGGGGCCAGCGCGGATTTACAGCGTGTGATCTATGATCTTCTCAGCGCCACCGGCAGCGGGGATGCGCTGGAAGGCATTCCGGTGGTGGACCGGTTCGAGGCGGGCACGCTGCCCCCGGTCTATGTGGCCATTGGGCCGGAACGGATGCGGGATCGTTCGACCAAGACCAGCCGCAGCGCCGAGCATCGTCTGTCGATCACGGTGCATTCCGCTCTGGGCGGCTTTGCCCGGATCAAGGAGATCGCCGCGGCCATTGCGGAACGGCTCGAAGGGCAGCGCCCGGCTCTGGCCAGTGGAACCTTGTGTTCGCTGCGCCTGATCAGCGTCGCGCCCGCGCGGGGCGGTAGCGGAGAGGAACGCCGCGTGGAGATGAATTTCCGCGCTTTTGTCGATGATATCTGATCGGGGAGATCACTGATGCCAGCACAAAATGGCAAGGACCTGTTGTTGAAGATGGATCTTACCGGAAGCGGTGATTTCCAGACCATTGCCGGGCTGCGGGCCACGCGGTTGAGCTTCAATGCTCAGACCGTGGATGCCACGAGCCTTGAAAGCCAGGGCTGGCGGGAATTGCTGGCCGGCGCGGGGGTGCGCAGCGCTTCGGTTTCGGGGTCGGGCATTTTCCGCGACGAGGCGACGGATGCAAAGGCGCGCGAGGCGTTCTTCAATGGCGAGGCCCCCATTTGCCAGGTGATCATTCCTGATTTCGGCACGATTGAGGGCGCGTTTCAGATCACCGGGCTGGAATATTCCGGCAATTACGATGGCGAGGCGAGCTATGAGCTGGCGCTGGCCTCCGCCGGTGCGCTGAGCTTTGCAGCGCTATGAACGCCAATCCATGGGCCGGTGAGGTGATGCTGCAGATCGATGGTGCCCCAAAACGCATGAAGCTGACTTTGGGCGCGTTGGCCGAGCTTGAGGATGCCCTTGAGCTGGGCTCGCTGATTGATCTGGTGGAGCGTTTTGAAGCTGGCCGCTTCTCGACCCGCGATCTGCTGCTGTTGCTTGCAGCGGGGTTGCGCGGCGGCGGCAATGACATTGACGCGCGCGCGCTTGAGCAGGCCGAGATCGAGGGCGGGCCGATGGCTGCGGCGCGTGCGGCTGGTCGGTTGCTGGCGCTGGCTTTTGGCCCGAGCGTGCAGAGCGCGTGAGATGGCAGCCGGGCTTGATTGGGCAGAGATGCGTCGCAGGGGGCTGGGCGATCTGGGCCTGAAACCTGCCGAGTTCTGGGCGCTCACCCCGGTCGAGCTGATGCTGATGCTGGGCTTTGAGGCGCAGCAAGCCCCCATGAAGCGCGCGGCATTGGAACGCCTGATAGAGGCCTTCCCCGATGAAAGGCGAGATAATGACGATTAGGGATGAACTGGACGATCTCGAGACCGGTCTTTCGGGGCTTGATGAGCGT